TCTGCTGTAGATTCTGACAAGCTAAAGAGCATTGTAAAAGCAAAAACAGATTCTTTTAAATACACGAAGGAACTTCTCTTAAAGTGGCAAAACTCAAATAACGCACCTTCAGAGGAAAAACTAAAGCTGTATGTTGGTAGATTAGTATCAGCAGGAGATATGTCCTTAAACGTGCTTAGAAGTGCATTGAGAGAGAGGATTGATTATGCAGACCTAGACCCATCGAAACACGCTGCTGCTATTAGTGCAAAACCAATTATTCATCAGGCTATTGTGGAGATAGATTCTTCTCTTATTGAATTGAGATTACAATTAGATGCTGATGCTATAAATTTAAAGGATAATGAATTTAAAAGAGGTTATCCTGAGAAGTTTGCTAATGGAGAATTGTTTCCATTAAAGAACTATTATAAGAGTTGGTATGTAGAGGAAAACGATTCTGTGTGTATATGTCCTTTTGGAACTAGAGGAGAAGTTATCGAATTAGACAACTTAAAGATTACTATTCCAGAAGTTCCTAAAGATAAAAAGAAAATATTATTTCACGATAAGAAAAAGAAAGATCAATACTGGGAAAGATTAGATGTTCCAAACGGATTATCTCCTGAGAATGAAGATGCTTATGCTTCTTACGTAGTAGAGGAATATAGAAGAAGAAGAGAAGGAGTTTGGTTTTATAACAACGGAGAACCTGTGTACATAACTGGAAGCCACTACTTTGCTTTACAATGGGTAAAGATGGAGGATAGTGGAGGATACATGGATTTTAGATATGCTCAAAGAGATATGTTTTATTTCTCAAGAGCTTGTATTGTAGATACTAGATGTTTAGGAGAGATGTTTGTTAAGTCAAGAAGAACTGGTTTTACATATCAGATTATATGTGAGATGCTTAATGATAGTACATCAACAATAAACTCTAGACTTGGTATCACATCTAAATCAGATAGTGATGCTGAAAAGGCTTTCTCTAAATTTTCATATGGATTTTTAAATCTACCATTCTTTTTTCAACCAGTTGTTAAGGGAACATTAGATTCTAAGAAGTTATTAGAGTTTGCAAAACCAAGCGATAGAAGTAAAGCAGCAAAGAAGAAACAAGATACAAATACAGATGGATATTTAAATACACTTATAGATTACCTTCCTACTGTAGAGAGTTCTTATGATGGTCAGAAGATGTTTAGATATTTAGCTGATGAGGCTTCTAAATGGGTTCGTGGAGCTAACTTTGAAAAGCATTGGGGTCAAGTATCCCCTACATTTGATGAGGGTGGTAAGATTGTAGGAAAAGCATTTGTAGGTTCTACAGTAAATGCAATGAGTAAAGGTGGTTCTGAATTTAAGTCTTTATACTTGGCATCTGATGTAAAGAAAAGAGATAAGACTACAGATAGAACACCAAGTGGTTTATATTCATTCTTTCTACCAGCTCATAAGAATATGACTGAGTTTACAGATATTTATGGAGTATGTCACGAGACAGTAGATAAAGGAGAGTCTTTTACAAATGTTAATGGAGTTAGAAAGACAGTTGGATCTATTGCGTATTTAGAAGCTAAAAGAAAAGCTAAGAGGAAAGAAAATGACGTTGCTTATAATGAGGAGCTTAGAGCATTTCCAATGACCACTGATGAAGCATTTAGAGATGAATTGCTAAAGGCTTTATTTAATGTTGAGAAAATAAATGAGCAGAAATTATTTAACGATAGCATAAATGTAAATAATGATATTGTTAGAGGAAGATTTGCTTGGAAAAATGGAATACCAGATACAACTGTAGAATGGCATCCTGATAATAATGGTAGGTTTCTAGTTTCTTGGATACCACCAGTAGATTTCAGAAATAGATTTGAATCTAAAAATGGATTTGGAGGATATAGTAAGTCTCCATTAAATGATGATATAGGTGCATTTGGATGTGACCCTTATGATATATCAGGAACTGTAGAAGGAGTATCTGCTTCAGGACATTATAACGAAGAAACGAGCAGAGCATCTAAAGGAGCTTTACATGGACTAACTGGTTTTACAATGAAAGACGCACCTAGTAATGCGTTCTTTTTAGAGTATGTAGCAAGACCATCTACAGCAGAAATATTCTTTGAGGATGTTCTTATGGCTTGTGTATTCTATGGTATGCCGATATTAGTTGAGAACAATAAGCCTCGTTTACTATACCATTTTAAGAACAGAGGTTATCGTAACTTTGCAATTACTAGATTTGACAAAGCAGCCAATAGATTATCTCCTACTGAGAAAGAAATTGGAGGTATGCCTAACTCATCTGAAGACGTAAAACAAATACATGCATCTGCTATTGAAGCGTATATTGACAAATATGTTGGAATGAATCACGAGACTGAAGACTATGGTAATATGCCATTTAATAACACTCTTGATGATTGGATGAAGTTTGATATAAATAATAGAACTAAATTTGATGCTGCTATCAGTTCGGGTTTAGCTATAATGGCTGTTAATAGAAAGTTATATTCTAGTCATTCTGAATCGAAACCAATTGTAGTGAATATTAAAAGATACAACAACAATAGATAACATAAAAAATGAGTGGAGTAAAAAAACAAAATGGTGTAGCAATTACATTCAAAGGTTTTCCAAGTCAAAATCAACCATTTGAAATACAAGAAAGTTCCGATTACGGACTTCAGGTAGGTCAAGCTATTCAATACGAATGGTTTAAAAAACAAGGACAGAGTTGTAAATTTTTTGATAACAAGACTGAATTTCACAGAAGAAGATTATATGCTAATGGATTGCAAAGCATTTCAAAGTATAAAGACTATATGGCTAATAACGGAGATTTATCTTATTTAAATCTTGACTGGAGTATTGTTCCTGTTATACCTAAATTCTGTGATTTGATAGTTAATGGAATGGCTAATAGAGATTACTCTGTTAAGGCATTTTCTGTTGACCCAGTATCTACTGAAAATAGAATATCGTATCGTCAAAAAGTAAAAGACGAGATGGATGGTCAAGAGTTTATAGAAGCTGTTAAAGGTGGATTGGGTGTAGATATCTCTACAATACCAAAAGATAAACTTCCGCAATCTGAGCAAGAGTTAGACTTACACATGCAACTAGATTACAAACCATCTATTGAGTTATCTTCTGAATTAGCTATTCAAGCTGTATTTGAAGAAAATGATTTTAATAATGTAATTAAAAGCAGATACGAGAAAGATATTGTAGAGATTGGTCTTGGTGCTGTTAAACATAGATTTACTCACTCAGATGGAGTTAAGATAGAGTATGTAGACCCTGCTAACTTAGTTTGGTCTTATACAGAAGATCCTTATTACAAAGATTGTTTTTATTTTGGAGAATACAAGAATGTAAACATCTCAGAAGTATATAAAGAGTTTCCAGGACTTTCAAATGATGAGAAAGATAGAATACAAGACGTAGGTAAATCTTGGAACAACTATTACGAAATTGATGTAAACAATTCAACTGACGATGGAATAGATGGTAAAGTAGGATTACTTTATTTTAATTTCAAAACATCAAGAGAGAAAGTTTGGAAAAAGAAAAAGAATAATCAAGGTGGTCTTAAAGTTATTCCTAAAGGAAATGACTTTGTTTATAAAGGTCAAGGAGATGTTAGCTTTGAAAAACTTACAAAAGTAGAAGAGGTTTGGTTTGAAGGAGTATTGGTATTAGGAACTAATATCTTATTGCAATGGAGTGTATGCAAGAATATGGTTAAGGAGAAATCTAATTTAAATAAAGTTCTTCCTAATTATGTTATGTGTGCTCCTAAAAGTTACAAAGGATATATTGATTCATTAGTAGCTAAGATTATTCCTTTTGCTGATGATATTCAAATGTCTTGGTTAAAACTACAACAAATCAAACAAAGAGTTGTGCCTGATGGTCAATACTTAGATGTAGATGGTCTTGTTGATATTTCATTAGGAAACGGAAATGCTTATACAGTAGATGACGCTTTAAATATGTACTTTCAAACTGGTACTGTTATAGGTCGTTCATCTTCAGTTGGTGGAGAATTTAACAATGCTAAAGTTCCAATTCAAGAGATAAGACACTCATCAGGAAGCGATAAGATACAGTCTTTGTGGGAATCAATTAGAATCTCTTTAGATATGATTGCAACTGTAACTGGTATAAATCAAGCTGTTGATGGAAGTAATCCTGATAAGAATAGTTTAGTTGGTCTTCAGAAAATGGCAGCTTATAGCTCTAATGTAGCTACAAGACATATCTTAGAAGGAAGTCTTCATGTTATGAGACAATTAGCTAGATGCGTATCTATAAGAATATCTGATGTACTTGAATATGCTGAATCTAAAAATGATTTAATCAGAAAGATAGGCAGAACAACAGTTACTAATCTTGATGAAATTAAGGACCTTTATTTGTATGACTTTGCTATCAATATAGATTTATATCCAGATGATGAAGAACGTGCTAAATTAGAGCAAGATATTTCGTTTGAGATACAAAATGGTAACTTAGGAGTTGAAGATAAATATGCAATTCTGAATATTAAAAATATAAAATTAGCATCAAACTTTCTTTCTATCAGAAAAAAGAGAAGAATGGAAGAGATGTCAAAAAGAAAGAATGAAGAAATTCAAGCTCAAACTCAAGGTAATATTCAGTCTGCTCAAGCTGCTTCTGAATCAAAAGCTCAGCTTATACAGATGGAAAGCCAATCTAAAGCTCAGGTTGAAGAAGCTAGAATAAAAGGAGAGATTGCTAAAATGCAGATGGAAGTTGAACTTAAGAAACAATTAATGGAGATTGAGTTTAATTATAACATGCAACTTAGAGGTGCTGAAGTAGAGAACAAAAAGAGCGTAGAAACATTCAAGGAAGATAGGAAAGACGAGAGAACAAAGCTACAAGCTACACAACAAAGCAAGATGGTAGAGCAAAGAAAACAAGCGTCTCCAGCGATAAACTTTGAGTCAGAAGAAGATAGCTTAGATGGTTTTGATTTCTCAGGATTTGAACCTAGATAGTCTATACGAAAAATATATTAATTTTTACTAATTTTGTAAAATAATTTCAATTTAATTTAAATAAGAATATGGATTACAAATTCAGACTAGAGGGAAGTGAAGAATTTTACGACCCAAATGCAATTAAGGAAGAAGTAGTAGATACAACGAAAGACAATTTATCCGAAGAAGGAGTATTAGAAAATGTAGCAGATGGCAATAGTGTGATTGAACAAAAAGAAGAAGTCACACTTCCTGCCTCTGAAGAAGTTCTTAAAAATACTGAAGAATTAAATGAAGAGAAAGTATCTGAGTTTTTGAAAAACAACCCAGACTTACTTAATAAATTAAAACCAAGTCAGGAAGTAGAACTTGACGAGGATGTAAAAAAGTTTCTTGAGTTCAAAAAAGAAACTGGAAGAAGTTATTCTGACTTTATAGAATACCAAAGAGACCCATCTGATTTTGAAGAAGAAGATCTTGTTCGTAAATTAATTAGAGATAGGAATCCTGATTTAAACGATGAAGAGATTGAAGATGAGTTTCTAGATACTTATGGTTATGATGAAGATTTAGATGACGAGAAAGATATTAGAAAGAAACAAAGAGAATACAAAAAAGCAATTGCTGAAGCTACTGAGCATTTTAATGAACTAAGGGAGAAATACAAAGTACCATTATTGGTTAATAATGAGAATGTACCTGAAGATTATAAAGAAGCGAAGACAGCTTTAGAGCAATTAAAAGCAGAGCAATCTGCACAACAAGAAGGAGTAGAACAACAAACGAAACATTTCTTGGGTAAAACCGAAGAATTTTTCTCTAATGATTTCAAAGGTTTTGAGTTCAAAGTTGGGGAAGAATCTTTAGTACATAAGCCAGGTAACGTAGAAGATGTTAAGAATACTCAATCCAATATCGTCAATTTTTTTCAAAAGTTTTTAGACGAGAATGGAACATTAAAAGATATTGAGGGATACCACAAAGCTCTTTACGTAGCAATGAATTATGATAGCATTTTAAAAAATGTATATGAAACCGCAACAGCTAAAGCAATAGAGAGTGAAGTTAAAAATTCTAAGAATATCGACATGGGAATGAGACCATCTCAATCCACATTAAAAACTGGAGGAATGACAATGAAAATCGTACAATAAAACAAATAAATAAAACAATAAACAATGGCACTTAATGGAACTCCAGCAGTAAAGCTAACACCTTCTGCTTCAAAAGAAATTTTAGCATCTAACTATTTAGATGCAACGAACTTTAATTTTACTAACCAATACTTACCTGAATTACACGAGAAAGAATTTGCTCGTTATGGTAACCAATCTTTGAAAGGTTTCTTAGAGAAAATGTCTCAAGAAATGCCTATTCAATCTGACTTGATTAAATGGAGCGAAGAAGGTCGTTTGAGACCAGTAGGTCAAGCTGTAACTCGTGTATCTGCTGTATTTACACTTGTAGCACACCCATTCCGTAAAAACGATACTGTAATCATCAATGATGGTGCTGGTGTTGAGAAAAAAGGTTTGATTACAGCTGTTACTGCTGATACCTTTACTGTAGCATCTACTTTAGCTGCTGGTTTTGGTACTTTGGCTACTACAGGATTAAGCGTATTTACTTATGCTAACGAATACAGAAAAGGAACTAATGGTCGTGAAGAGTCTCTTGAGTCTCAACCAGAAATCTTTTCAAACAAACCAATCATCATCAAAGAGAAAGATTCAGTTAATGGTTCTGATATGGCTCAAATTGGATGGGTTGAAGTACAAGGAGAAGATGGTGCAGGATACCTTTGGTATTTGAAATCAAGAGCTCAAACTCGTCAAAGATTTGATGACTACTTGGAAATGGCTATGGTTGAAGGTACTGCTTTTGAAGCTGGTTCTGCTGCTGTAACAGCTGGTTTCACAGGTACAGAAGGTCTTTTCGAAGCTGCTTCTAAAGGAAACATCTTTAATGGTTTAGTTGACAGCATTACTGAGGTTGATGAAATCTTAGCTCGTCTTAACAAGCAAGGTGCTATCTCTGAATACTTGATGTTCAACACTTTTACTCAAGATAGAGCTATCGACACTATGTTGGCTGCATTGAACTCTTACGGTGTTGGTGGAACTTCTTACGGAGCTTTCAACAATTCTGAAGATATGGCTTTGAACTTAGGATTCACAGGATTCAAATTGGCAGGTTATGAAATCTACAAAAACCAATGGAGATACTTAGATGACGCTACTGCTCGTGGTCTTTTCACAGGTACTGCTCAAGTTAACGGTCTTTTAGCTCCATCTGGAACTAAAACAGTTTACGATAACGTATTAGGAGTTAATGCTACATTGCCTTTCTTACACGTTAAATACCGTAAATCTGCTACAGAAGACAGACGTTACAAAGTATGGGCTACTGGTTCAGCTGGTGGTGCTAACAATAGTGATTTAGATGCTAACGAATTGCACATGCTTTCTGAAAGAGCGTTATGTGTAATGGGTCGTAACAACTTCGTTATGTTAAAAGCATAACCAAACAATAACCAATAATTAAGGGAGCTGAAATATGCTCCCTTTTTTTATATAACTTTGCGTAAATATTTAATTTAATCAAACAATGGCAATAAGAAAAAAAATGGTAGAGGATTCTATCAAAGACAGAACGTACTTTTTAACTACTGAACAAGTACCATTACAGTTCTTTTTACAGAACAGACACAAACAACATTCGGCTCTTCAATACTATGATGAAGCCAAGAACAGAAGTAGAGCATTAAGATATACTACAAACAATGCCTCTGTATTTCAAGATGAACAATTTGATGATAGCATCTTAGGTTTCATTGTATTTAAAAATGGAAAATTAGAAGTTCCTAAAACCAATCCTACATTACAACAGTTTCTTGAATTACATCCACATAAGGGATTATTGTTTGAAGAACACAATCCTGAGAAAGATGCTGAATTTGAATTGAGTAGTTTAGTTGTAGAAGCTGAGGCTATGAAAGTGGCTTTCGATTTAGAAGCTCTAGAACTAGAGAGTATTGCATTGGCTTTATTTGGTTCAAGTTCTACTAAGAAGAAAACAAGTGAGATCAAGAGAGATGTATTAATGTACGCTAAACAAGACCCAGTTACATTCTTACACTTAGTAGCAGATGACTTAACTAAAATCAAAGCTGTAGCTATTAAAGCTCAAGAATTAGGATTAGTTCAATTGAAAGATTTGGTTTTCTATAACGAAGAAAATGTATTATGTAGAGTACCTTATGATAGCGAACCTAATGATACTTTAGCAAGATGGTTACATACATCTAAAGAAGGAAAGAATTTTATGAACTTCCTTGAAGCTAAGTTAGTTTAAAATGCAAAAAGCCCTTGATAAACTCAGGGGCTTTTTATTATACACGAATAAAATACGTATTATTTCTAACAACTCCATTTAATCTTGCGGTAAGATTGTATGGCTTCATTCCGATACTTTTAGCGGCTTCTTCAACTCCAAAGTAAAATATACCAGTATTAATATTTAAAATTATTTTCTTCATAGAATCACTTCTTTTCTTTACAGCCAATTCACATTGCTTAATTCCTTTTTTAGCTTTACTTAAATTAACTTTATGCTCATCTGAAAACAACATCCCTTTTCTGTTTTTACTTATATTTAATTTATGTTCGTCAGAAAATAATTTTCCACTATGAGATTTACTCATTTTTAATTTCACATCCTCTGTATGTCTTCTTCCTTTTCCAGCATTACTGATTTTTTGCTTGGTTTCATCTGACATATTCTTACTTATAACACTCAATTTAGCTCTTAACTCTTCTGAGCATCTTCCGCTTCTGTCTCCATCTTGAGTTAATCTACAATTAAGTCCATTATTACTAAGAACATCATACTTATCCTGGTAATATCTCTCGTATTTATTTAATTCGTGTATATTGCACTCTAGTATTATTTCAAAAACATGATTTACATATCCATATTTAATAAGAGAATAGTGTAACTTTGTTTGTCTTTTTGATTTTAAATATTTGTATCCTCTAAATCGTTCTTTTATACCGACACTTTGCCCTATGTAAATTTTACCTGAAGGACTTGTTATTTTATATATACCTACCATTATCTATTTATTTTATACAAATATAATTAATTATAGAATTAGTAGGCTCTTTAATGATTTTATAATTTGAGTATCTTTGTGGAAAATAATATAATATGGTCAACATTAACAAAGTAAGAAATACAGTTTTATACATAATTTCGAAAGAAAATCGTGGATTCATTACGCCTAATGAGTTCAACAGTTTCTCTGATATGGCTCAAATGGCTATATTTGAAGATGACTTCCACAAGTACGCAAAAGCTATTTTAAAGCAAAACAATAGAATGTATCATTCAGAATACTCTGATATTCCAAAGCAACTAAGAGAGAGAATAGATGAGCTTACTGAGGTTGGAGATATGTCTTATGATTTAAATAACATGCTTTCAGTAGACGCTACAGATTTATATAGAATGCTAAACATTACTTACAAGAATAAGTACGATGTAGAGGAGGTTTCTAAACTAGAGATAAATAGAGTTGTAAACAATAGTCTTATTGCTCCATCAGCGGAATATCCTATCTATGTAAACATTGGAGGTAAATACAAAGTATATCCAAGTACATTGTTAGATACTGATTTCTCAGCTACATACATTAGAGTTCCAAAACAACCTAAGTGGACTTATATAGAGATAGCAGGAAATCCAGTTTACAATGCTTCTGCTGTAGATAGACAAGACTTTGAATTACACCAATCTTGTGAGGTAGAATTAATCACAAAGATTTTAGGATACTGTGGAATATCAATAAGAGAAGCTGAGGTTACACAAGCTGTAAAAGCAGAAGAGACATACAAGGACCAAAGAAACGGATTATAAAAATATAAACTATGAGTCACGATATAACTACTCCTCCTATCAATTATTATGAAGATGAGGCTAAATGGGGAGAATACCAATATGTTACATTGACGGAGTTAGTAAACAACTTCATTACCAATATGGTTGGAGATGATAAACTATTGTCTAATGTAAAGAGATATAATGTCTTATACCACATGAAGAGAGGTATATCAGAATTGTCTTATGATGCTTTGAAAGATATTAGAAATGTAGAGCTAGAGATTGGAGATACACTTAGTGTTCCACTTCCTATTGATTATATTTCTTATGTTAGAGTATCTGTAGTTGGAGACGATGGAACTCTTCAACCATTAGCAATTAACAATAAAACAACTATTGCTAGATCATACTTACAAGACCACCAATACAATATCTTATTTGACCAAGATGGTTATCCGTTAGAGGCTACGCCTAGTGTTGTTGAGAATAACTTCTCAGGTTCTACATATATAAAAGTTCCAAGCGATGAAGCTAAAGGTAACTATACAGTGTCAGCATCTCCAAACTTTAATTTTGACACATCTCAAAACGGTAACGGAACATTTGTAATAGATAAGAGAACTGGAAGAATGAATTTCTCTTCAAATATTTTCTCTAAAATAGTTGTTATAGAATACATCTCTGATGGACTAGAGGGAGACCCTGAGTTTATTAGTGTTCATAAGTTTGCAGAACAAGCTCTTTACGAGTATGTTAAGTATATGATTCTTAATAACAAATATGGTGTTCAAGAATATGTTATCAATAGAGCTAAGAGAGACTACCATTCAGCACTTCAAAATGCAAAGATTAGATTGTTAGAGTTGAGAAAAGTTAATCTTCATGGAATATTGAATAATAGAAAACAATGGCTAAAATAAATATATAGATGAAAATACAAAATAATTTTCTTCAAGCTAAAGTAAATAAAGACTTTGACGAAAGGTTAATTCCTAATGGACAATTAACAGATGCGGAGAACTTTATGGTTACTTCTGAAGATGGTGGAGCTGCTGGTGTTGGTAAGGTGGTTTTAGGAAACTTTAAGACTACTTCATTAAACATTCCTGGAGCTATGGTAATTGGATCTATGTCTGATGATGCCAACAATAGATTGTTCTACTTTATAAAGGGAACTAATCACGATTATCTTATTGAATATAATGTAGAGACTGAAACTACAATTGTGGTTTTAAAAAGTGCAGTTGGAGGAGCATTGAACTTTAGCACATCTTACAGAATATATAATGTTAATTTCGTTGTTAACTCAGAGAATGAAAACACAATACTAGCATGGACAGATGGATATAACCCACCTAGAATAGTTAATATAGATAGATTTAAGGCGTTGTTTGCAGCAGACCCTGCTTATGTATTCACTTCGTTGGAGATAAGTGTTATAAAGCCTTCTCCAGAAACATCTCCTACGATACAAGGAAGGATTGATGCGGAAAACTTAGGTTCTAATGAGATTGAGGATAAAATGATATCTTTCTCTTATAGATATAAGTATAATGACGGATATTATTCTGCTATATCTCAGTGGTCAGAATACTTTTTTTATCCTAATGTATTCTCATTGAATTTTGAGACTATGGAAAATGTCGGGATGTTAAACCAATATAACTATGCTTATATATATTTCAATACAGGAGATAGAGATGTAATTGGGATTGATGTATTTTTCAAGAATAGTGGAAGTAGCACTGTTTATGTTGTAGATAAATTCATAAAGAAAGAAGAGTTATGGGATGACAATACAACTCAAAGCGTATCTTTCTCTAATAATAAAATATATAGCACTTTACCAGAGAGTCAGTACTTTAGAAGTTTTGACAATGTTCCATTAACGGCAAATATTCAGACAATAGCTGGTAACAGATTAATGTATGGAGACTATGTAGAGGGAAGGAATTTGATAGATGAATTTGGAGGCGATGTGCTTCTAGACTATTCAGTAGGATATGTATCTCAAAACCTAACTGAAAAAGAAATAGATTCTTCGTCTTTTGCACAAATAGAAGGTATATTTCCAACGAGCAGATGGTATGTTTCATTTACATTTCCAGACTATGTCACATATAAAAATGGAACATCTATACAGTTAAAACTAAGAATAAAATCAAATTATGTTGGTCACGAAGATAATTTCTTTACGGATTATTATACATATATATTCTTAGAGGATTTTGATAATTTCAACGACTTCTTTGCCAACTCTTCTTTTGTTAGTGATATACAAGATGCTCTTAGTGCTTCTTTTGTAAGTGCTATGTCAGAACCTCCATTAGGGTTTGTTCTTAGCACTTATGAAGAATTTGTAGTAACCAATCCATCTCCAAAAAAGATAGATATTAAACTACCTTCAATAACATATATAAAGAATAATCCAGACCCTACTCCAGATGAATTTGAATACGAATATTTCGAACCAACATCATCTAATGTTTATTACAGAGAAGTTGGTGTTAATAGCAGTATGAAATCAAATAGGAGTTATGAGATTTGTATGTATTATGAAGACCAAGAAGGTAGAAAAACTACTGCTCTTACATCTGCAAACAATACAACATATATCCCTGCTTCTTCATCAGACAATAAGAATATTATCAAGGTATCTATACCTAATAGCCAGAAACCACCTGTTTGGGCTAAGAGATATGGCTTTGCTATAAAACAAAATAGAAGAGATTACGAAACTATATATGCTAATCAATTCTTTTACGATGAAAACAAGTTTTGGATTCTAATAAAAGGTCAAACAAAGGATAAGATTAATGTAGGAGACGAACTTATTGTAAAGAGAGATAAGGGCGGTGTATTGAGTAATGTGGTTAAGACTAGAGTATTGAGTCTTTCTGATAAAGCAGAAAACTTCTTGCCAGACAACAGAGATTCTAATAACACATTAATTATAGAGCCAAGTGGATTCTACGCTGAATTAGATGGAACGTATATAGATTATCAGTATTCAGAAAATGAATTTATAGAATATAGCAAAGCCGCTGGAACTGTGTACGGTAGACCAACTGTTGTTATAGATGCCTTTAATGATGGAACTAGTCCACTAGCAATACCGCAGGGAAGTATAATTACATTTAACTTCAGAAGTGACTATCGTGATGACCCACCTAGAATATTATTTAATAAAACATATATAAGTTCAAAGTCTTACGACAGATTTGAGGATTTTTTCAATGAAGAGATACTTCCACTTGGTTTCACATCTACATCTGATTCAGAAAAAGAATACAACGTAACATTAGGACCAACAAATGTTACCACTGGAAAGTGTGCACTTAGTGTAGAAGGAACTGAAGCTGGTGTTCAGACTTTGTTTTCTAGTTTCTACGGAAGAGTTTATGTAGATATATCTATAAGAATTACATCTGGTGTATTTATATTTGAAACACTTCCAAAAGAAAACGACTCTATAGTTTATTTTGAAACACCTGAAATTTATCAAATAGTTAATGGAGAACACCAACTTGGAGACCACTTATTAACAAGAACTTTCAATTGCTTTTCGTTTGGAAATGGAGCAGAGAGTAATCAAATTAAAGATTCGTTTAATAAGCAAAAATTATTGATTGATTTCTGCCCTACATCGACAACAGAAGACAAATACAAACAGATAAGCAGATATGCAGATATAACATATAGTGATATTTACCAATCATCAACTTCTGTAAATAGATTAAATGAATTTAATTTGTCAGTAGCTAACTACAAAGATGACATTGATAAAAGATTTGGTAGGATTGTTAAAATGCACCCTACAGAAACTGATATTCTTGTGATTCAAGAAGATAAGTGGAGTAAGATATTGTATGGTAAAGATTTACTTTACAATTCAGATGCAACCACCAACTTATCTAGAATACAGAATGTTTTGGGTCAGCAAGTACCTTATGGTGGAGAATATGGAATATCTACTCACGCAGAAAGTTTTGATGAGTACGGAAGAAATATGTTCTGTACAGATGTTAAGAGAGGAGTAGTGTTGAGATTTAATGATTCAAATGGTCTTACTGAAATATCTAACAGCGGAATGAAGGATTACTTCAAGAGATTGTTTAGAGATAACAAGATAGATAACATCATAGGTCAATACGATTCATTTTACGATATTTATATCTGTAACATAAAATACACAACTAAGACCAACGAAAGTAAATATGTAACTTGGGTTTATTCTACAGATGCTGATGGATTTGCAACTAAGCAAACATTTAATCCTGAAGAAATGTTAAGAGTAAATAATCACTTATTGTCATTTAAGAATGGAGAAGTTTACAAACATAACCATAATGCGACAAGTAATTACAATACTTTTTACGGAGTTCAATCTGATAGTACATTTTCATTTAACTTCTCTCAAGAACCAAGCACAAGAAAGAGCTTTAAAACCATAGAGATTGAAGGAACTAATTCTTGGGATATAACTCTTAAAACAGACCTTCAGAATGGATACTTGAATAAAGGCGATTTAAGCAAGAAAGAAGGAGTTTGGTACGGATATGTTAGAGGAGAGGGAGAAAATGCAGTAGACACAGCCACATTAAGCGTACAAGGATTAGGAAGTGTCTCTTCAATTGTTGGTAATGTAGTTACTATTAATGGATTCTCTTCTGGATTAGTTAGCGTTGGAGATAGAGTTTTAGATTCTAACTTGGTTTTCATTGGAAACATAACAAGCATATTAGGACAAACTATAACTTTAAGTAGTGTTGTTGGAGCTTCAGTTGGAACATTCTTGGTTTCATCTAAATCACAATCTTCAGAGACCAGTGGTTTACTTGGATACTATATGAAAGTTGATGCTAAATTAAGCAGTAATACATACTCAGAAGTTTACTCAGTTAATAGTGAGGCTATAAAAAGTTTCTCTTAATTTACTTACTTTTGTAATTATGAAAACAGTAAGGTGGTTAAATGATTACGATTATGATACTTTAGTTAAGTGGTGGAAGTGGTTTAGATTCACTCCACCACCTAAAGTAACATTACCTGAAAATGGTAATTTCGGTATAATGGTGTCTAAAAATGGTGTAGATGTATGTGCTGGTTTTTTATACCTAACGAACTCAAATATGTGTTGGATGGAATACATAGTATCAAATCCAGATGTAAGAGATAAATACACTAGGGATGAGTGTATAAAAGAATTAATAGATGGATTATCTTATTTAGCAGAGCAAAATGGATACTCTATAATATACACTTCGGTTAAGAACCAAAATTTAATTAATAAGTATTTAAGTTGTGGTTTTATTAAAGGTAGTGATAATTGTACTGAAATGATTAAAATAACAAATAAAAAAATATAACATGGCAGTAGTAACATCAGTTGCAATAGGAGCTGTAGGATTAGGGATGTCCGCATACCAAGCATATAGCGGTGCTAAACAAGCAGAAGAATCTAAAAAGGCTTTAGAGAATTTACCAGTTCAAGAATTAAAAAATTCATACGAGAATCTACAAGTTTCTACAATGGGTGCTGATTTAAGACAACAAGAACAACAAAGAACTGAGGCTGCTCAAATAGAGGCTTTACAAGGAGCTGGAGTTAGAGGAGT